GTATTTGTACAGATGCTGATTGATCAAGGCCGTAATGAAAATGTACCGCTCATAGACGAAAATGGAAACCCAGTACTTGTAGCAGATCTGCAAATTTTTAAAGATGAAATCATAGACAGATACTTTACCGCTACCTACGAATACTATGAAGACTATCAAAAAATTAAATCCAGCAGAACAGTTGAAAAGTTACTGGACGTATGACACGCGGTGTATTAATATTTGCTCATAACAGTCCTGATGTTGATTATGGATTAATGTCTATAATTGCCGGAGGCCTTGCCAAAAAAAATCTTGGAGTTTCTGTAAGTTTAGTTACAGATATTGGTACGTTAAATTGGATGGAAGAATCTGGCACGATAATAAAAGCTAGAGAAGTCTTTGAAAATATCATTGAAGTTAAAAGACCATATACAAAAAATACAAGAACTTTACACGACGGATTTGAAAGCAAAGTTATTCCTTTCGTTAATTCTAATAGATACAGTGTTTGGGAATTAAGTCCTTATGATCAAACACTTTTAATTGACAGTGATTATTTGATATTTTCAGATAGATTAAACGAGTATTGGGAAGTAGATGCTCCGGTAATGATGGCCCATAGTATGACGGATCTTACCGGAGATCGAGGCGGCATATTAGACAATCGTGTTAGCGAAACTGGAGTACACATGTTTTGGGCAACAACAGTGATGTTTGACAAAAGCCCAGAGAGTCAGTTCTTCTTTAAATTGGTAGATTTTGTCAAAGACAATTACATCTACTATGCAGATCTATTTCGATTTAATCCTAAACAATTTAGAAACGACATTGCCTTTAGTATTGCTAAACATATCATGAACGGATTTGAAACAGAATTTGCCTATACTCTTCCTACCATACTTACAGTATTTGATAAAGATATTTTACACACGATTGACAATAATAGGCTGACATTTTTAGTCAGCCAGCCTCAGGATGTTGCTAGTTTTTGGGCTGCTACAACTAAGGGTGTTGATGTTCATATTATGAATAAACAAAGCATAATCAGAAACGCCAACCGTCTTCTGGAGTTAATATGAATTTTGGTTACCTAGTATTTGTAGCAGCCCATCCTGATATAGATTATCTTAAGTTAGCCTATGCTGCCGCTTTGAGTATTAAAAATACTCAAAAGCCTGGGTATGATAAAGTAGCTTTAGTTATCAACGACAAGTCAATGATTAATACTCTAAAAAGTCCCTGGGTATTTGACCAAGTGATCGAATGGCCCGAACAAAAATTCTGGGATGGTAGATCATGGATGGATGAAGTTTCTCCTTGGGAACACACAGTTTGCATTGACGCTGACATGTTGTTTCTGCGAGATTACAGCCACTGGATTGATTACTTTGTAGAAAACACAGACTTATATATAGCTAACCGTGCTTATACCTATAGGGGTGAAATAGTTACCAACGATGCTTATCGTAAAGCATTTACTAAAAACAATTTGCCTAACCTATATTCAATGTGGACGTTTTTTAAGAAAGATTCTAACAAAGAATTTTTTGAACTAGCCCGTCAGATTTTCATTAACCCTATCGAATTTAAAAATTTATATCTAAGCAATCATACACCTAAAGTTATAGGAACAGATGAATCATTTGCACTATCTGCTAAGTTGTTAGATATTGACAGTGAAATTGCCTATCCTTTAGATTTTCCTAGGCTAGTACACCTAAAGCCTCAAATACAAAACTGGCCATGGGATGCCGAGCGTGTAACTGATCATGCAGGATTTTATCTTAAAAGCAACGGTCAATTAAAAATTGGAAATTATCAACAAACTGATATTATTCATTATGTTGAAAAAGATATTGTTTCAGATGAACTAGTAAGTATGTTAGAGGATATAGTATGGAAGAAAAACTAGATCTAGCACCCTTTGACGAATGGATTAAAACTATTGAAATTCCTGAAGAAACCTATTTCTTTGAGTTTGATGACAGTGGAAATGTAATAGCATTACACCCGGGTTATACTGTCAGTGAGATTAAAAATAAAATACAAGTAGATCTTGATATTGCACTAGGTATATACGAACGTGGAGAAACATTAGGACATTACAAAGTCGATATCGTTTCTGGTAAGATTTTAAAAGTAAACCTTGCTACTATAACAGGACTAACAAAGATTGACGATGTTTTGCATAGAATTATAGACAAGCATTGGTCTAATGTTACTAAACCAGATATATCAATCGAATACAATAGAGAAGAATCATTGTTAACATTTAAGATTAATCCTTTGTTAAAAACACTAGAGTGGCAAGGTGATCAGGATATGGTATTTTTAATAACAGAGTACAACGATCCTAATATACTGTTAGAAATGATTAATTTTAATGTCAACGAATTAGTAAAATATCCTCACCGTATTAAATTAGATCTTCCTAACAAATTCAGTATCTACACAAGAAGAATTTTTCAAACTTACACATATGAAAACACTGGAACTTGATATTGTATTCTTAAGCTATGATGAGCCTAACGCTGATCAGCATTATGCTGATCTGTGTAATAAAGTGCCATGGGCTAAACGCATACATGGAGTTAAAGGCAGCGATGCTGCTCATAAAGCCGCAGCAGAAGCCAGTGAAACAGAGTGGGTTATTACTGTTGACGCTGACAATATTGTTGATAATAGATTTTTTAATTTAGAATTTGATCCTAATAACAAAGACATACAGGTCTATAGCTGGTTGGCCAGAAATCGCATAAACGGATTGCTTTATGGAAACGGTGGCTTAAAAATCTGGCGTAAGGATTTTATACTTAATATGAAAACTCACGAGGCCAGTGACAGCGATCGTGGACAAGTTGACTTTTGTTGGGAAGCAGGCTATAAACAGTTTGCTGAATGTTATAGTGAAACTGTAATCACTGGGAGTCCATTTCAAGCATGGCGAGCAGGATTCCGCGAAGGTGTTAAAATGACATTGCTTGACGGAGTCAAAGTACCAGTAGATGAAATCAAAGAACGCATATGGTGGCATAATTTACACAGATTAAAAATCTGGTCGACTGTAGGAGCACATGAACAAAACGGTCTTTATGCAATCTATGGTGCTAGACTAGGACAATGGATGACTAATTGTACACAGTGGAATTATGTAGATGTTCGAGATTTTGAAATGCTAAAAGCCATGTATTTTCAATATGGTAAACCCTATGAAGATGATAATGACACTGGTCTAGTTGATGAGATCAAATTTCTAGGAAAACAAATTAAGCAAAACATGGGGTTTGATTATCCTTACCTTGATGTGGATCAAAGCAAGTACACTTTAGATTTATATGAAGAAACAATTAATCTTACTAATACATATCTAAGATGATCTACGACATTTTTTACATAAGCAAAGAAAGCATCAGCGATATTGAATGGAAACAATTTCGCAGTAGATTCCCATCTGCTCAAAAAATTGAAAATGTAACATCCATAGATGATGTTAAGAAAAAAACATTTACTAAATTTTTCTGGTTAGTCTGGGACGATGTTGTAATTGTTGACGATTTTAATTTTGATTATCGAGTTGAACCTTGGGACGAAGATTATGTTCATGTCTTTAAAAATAGTTGTCATGGAGTAGAGTCTTATATTTCCGGCGTAGCATTGATACCTAAAAAAACAAAAATTCTTAAAAAAGAATTTGATTTTAAATTTTATGTAAACAAAAAAGAGCTTGACATTGTTGCCAGTAAGTATCAATACCCTATTAGACATATTAATACTTTTGAAGAATACCTAACAGTAATAAATGAAGAATCAAAATCTATGTTTTGGTGCATTCGTCCTGATATAGAAATAACAGACACATCGGTGTTTGACATATACTTTGATCCGTTAGATGGAAAGTATGACTATGATCGAAGTATAACTCACATATTTAAGAACAGTGATTTTTATGACGGAGTGGCATTATATTCTAAACAGGCTCCTATAACTAAAAAAGAGTTTGAACATAGGTTTCCGATAGAAAAGAAAGAAAGCACTATTGTTGCTAGCCAACCAAAACCTTTTGATATTATCTTTATAAGCTATAAAGAAGAAGCAGCTGATGAAAATTTTAAAACTCTCAGTGAAAGATTTCCAAGAGCAAAGAGAATTGACGGAGTAAAAGGAATACACAATGCTCATATAGCGGCAGCAAATCTAGCTGAAACAGACATGTTCTGGGTAGTAGATGCTGACGCACACATCACCAAAAAGTTTAATTTTGAAATGCCTTATATTCCACATTATAACAAAGGCGAACGTGATGCATTACACGATACAGTTCATGTATGGAGAAGTATCAACCCAGTCAATGGATTGATTTACGGATATGGTGGAGTTAAGCTGTTACCTAAAAAACTTACACTGAATATGAGGACCGATACTACTGACATGACAACTAGTATCAGTAAGAATTTTAAACCAGTAAATGCAATATCCAACATCACTGCATTCAACACAGATGAATATTCTACGTGGCGTAGTGCATTTAGAGAATGTGTAAAATTAGCCAGTAAGGTTATAGATAGAAACTATGACGGAGAAACAGAAGAGCGATTACATATTTGGTGCACCTTAGGAAAAAATCAACCCTTTGGTGAATATGCAGTAGGTGGTGCAATAGCCGGAAAAATATACGGGCAAGACAATATAGGCAACCCAGACGAGTTAATTAAAATCAATGACTTTTCTTGGTTGAAATCGCAATTTTTAAAATGGCGTTTTGATTATGAACAATGTAGACAAAATTAAAAAATTCATTCCTATAATGAATGAGATTTCGCCTACATTCTGTATGGCCAAATGGCATCACACTACTATCTATTTGCAAACAGGAGAAACACACAGTTGTTATCATCCGAGGCCTCATAAAATTCCATTAAATGAAATTGAAATAGATCCTAGTGCATTACATAACACCAGTCAAAAGAAACACGAACGTTTAGAAATGCTCAATGGCGGTAAGCCCAGTGGATGTCAGTATTGTTGGAACATTGAAGACCTAGGAGAAGATTACGTTAGTGATAGAAAAGAAAGAAACGC